CTTCCAAGGTTCGCCCGGCTCGATCGGCTCGACCAGGAACACCAGACCCGTAAGATCGGTGGTGCTGGACAAGTCGAGGCCGGCCACCGCGCGGCGCCCGCGCAGCGACTCAACGTCATAGTCGAGATGCGCCTCTTTCCATACCTCATGGCTGATCCAGGGCGACTCGGCGTCGGTCCACTGGCAAAAGTTCAGTCGGCGCACGATCGCCTCTTTCGAGGGCATGCCTTTCGCCTCGGTTACTTGCTCCCGAATGTATTTGTAGCCAGGCAAGTTTGCATCCTGCAGGCTGGGGTTCGCCTTCGGCCAGCATTCTTCGCTTTCGAACGGATCGTCTTCCTCATCCAGAGAGCAGATGTAGGGGAAGAGTGCATCGTCCAACGCCTCGCCGTTCGCGACCTTCGCGCCGTATTCGTGATAGCTCCAGCACGGCGACTTGCGACTCGCGCCAGCGTTGGTGATGATGAAGATCAGCGCTTGCCGCCGACTCTTCGTCCCCGCGCGCATCATTTCCAGGACGGTTGCGGTTTTGTGTTCGTGGTACTCATCGATCAGCGCAATGTGCGGGCGTGGGCCAGACTGGCCGTCGTCGCTGCTGATCGGACGGAAGAAGGCACCCTGCGCCAGGTACGCCAGGTTCCAGGCCTTCTCACCGGTGCCACTTTTCCTGAGACGCTTCTGCAGCGCTGGCGACTGGTCATGCATGGCGACGGCATCGCGGAACAGGATCATCGCCTGGTCCTTCTTCGTCGCTGCGGCGTAGATCTCGGCTCGCGGCTCACCGTCGGCCACCAGGCCTTTTAACCCGACGCCAGCAGCCAGCGGAGATTTGCCGCTACCCTTTGCCGTTTCGACGTAGACCACGCGGAAGCGACGGTACCCGTCGTCTCGTTTCCAGCCGAAGATGCTGCCGACCACGAACTGCTGCCACGGCAGCAGTTCGAATGGCTTGCCCTCGAAGTCGCCACCGTTCAACTTCAATACATCGCGGTAAAAGCCGATGCCTTTCAGTGCCGCCGCGACATCCCACACCAGACCGCGTGCTGCCCCTTCGGCAACGTCGGCTAGATGCCGCGCGCACTGGTTGCGCACATGCGGCCCGGCGATCCGCGTGCCAGCGACAACCTCGCTCGCGTACGCTGAAACCGGGTCAGCCGAAGTACTCGGCGGCGGGGTCTTTTTCCTTGTCGCCATCCGGTAGGTCCACGTTTACTTTTGATCGCGCGGCCGGTGTCAGGCCGAACTCCACCAGGTAGCTTTTGAATTGCGCGTCGGCGGCGCGCAGCTGGTTGACCGCAGGGTTGTTTTTGATAAGTCGATTGCTGTTCTGATCAATTGACGTGTAGGTGCGACCATCGAGTTCGATCAATTCCCGGCACTTCAGAATGTCGGAGTAGCAGTCGCAAAGGCGCTCGAGCGCCAGGCCATCAGCCTCGGTGAGCACGCCCATTCGCTTTAGCAGCGCGCACAATTTCTTCCACACAGCCTTGCCCTTGGCATCGAGGTGCACCGGACAAACTGGCGTTTTTGTGCGTGGTTTCGGTTCTTTTTTGTTCAGTGGCCGCTTGCCCGGATTGCCCGTGACCAGCTTGAGCGCACTGGGAGTCGGGCGCCGTCCGGCCATGATTTCAATCCCAGAAAAAAAGTTTCATTTCGCGGTTCTGCACAAAGAGGGGGCAGGCGGTCCCCATAGACGAAGGTCGCAGGGATTTGACCTCCCCCCCACCAGAGTTTCCATTTTGCAACAGGTAATAATATTACCGCATGGAAATGGTACACTTGTATATCCAACTTCATCATGCTCTTCCATGCTTGTGATCACTTGCCCGGCTTGCAAAAACCCAGTGCCGTTATGCTCAGCTGCCTGTCCTTGGTGCGCTCATCCAGACCCCTCGCATAAAAAGCGGAACGCCACGATTGCCGCATGTGTTTTTGGTGCGATGGTCGCGGTCATGACAGTCGCCTATATCTGGTTTGTGTAATTTCGCAGGCACTCAACCTCTTCAAGCCGTGACCATCATCAAACCGGCCAGCCATCAGGGCCAGCGGCGCGCTTTACCCGCTTGCGCTTGCCTTGCTCCGCCTCGGTCTTGACCGCATGGCATGGATCGCAGATCGCTTCCAGATTGGTAGGGTGATCGGTCCTGGCGCGCGTCCAGCGCAGCTCGGTGGCCTTGGCCTTGCTGATGATGTGATCGACCGCGCGGGCCAGGGCGGTCCGGCCGGCGCGCTTGCAGCGTTGGCACGCGCCTTCGTCGCGCTCCATCACCTGGTTGCGCACCTTGACCCAGGCGCTGTCGTAGCCACGCTCGTGGCGGCTCTTCGTACCCCAGACCATCAGCGAGTCGCCGCCGGCGGCAGGCTCTGTACGATCTCGGTTATCGTTTGTCCAGACGTCCCATAACCTCGTGCACGCAGTTGCTCGAGCGCAGCCTCTGCATCAGCCAGACGTGCGCAGACTCTGTCCAGCGCAGTCATGTCGTGCACTCGGGCCAGGATCGCCGGGCGGGTACCGAGAACCGCGCGCACGATTTGATGTCGGTAGATGAGGGTAGTGTCGTTCATCGCCCAATTCCGCTCTGCTTCGGTTGTCATTGAAGACCTTAAAAAAGTGGCCCGGCAGCGTGGTGCTGGCCGGGCCGGAAGCTTCGATCGATCATCGAAGAGAGGAGACACAGGGTAGGGCGGCTATCGGGCCGCCTGGGTGAGCAGCGCGATGCGCGTTTGCTCGAGTTGGATCAGCACCAACAGCCAGAGGCTCTCGGCTTCGTGGGATAGCTGGAATGGCATAGGCTGTTGGGCGTGCTATTGTTTAAAAGTTCAATAACAACAGGAGAAACCATGTCGCAAGATGATTTAAATCGCGAGTTCGTTGAATTAATGCGGGAGCAAACGGAGGCGATGAAAAACCTGCAGACTCGTTTGAACGCTGAGCATGACGTATCAGAGATCGTGCGTGAACTTACCCTCGCGTTGTATCGCGAGTTGAATGTTGCCAGCCCCGATCTCGTACATGCAATCCGTGAGAAGTTTGCAGCGAGGCGAGACGATGAATCCAAGTCAGATGATCAACGGGCGCTCGCGCGCCGTTGCGTTGGTGCGATCATTTCCGCAACAGAGTAAAACAAAAAGCCCGCGACCTTTCGGAGCGGGCTTTTCTGGTCCTTCACGCCGCGGGCTCCCATCAGGGAAGCTCTACACGTCGATTGCTGGACGGAATTAAGTTGTGACCAGGAATTTACTTTAATAGTTTCCGTGTGTCAAGCGGTTGATGAATTCCCCTTCGATTTTTCTGATTCGACTTCTGCCGTCACCTTCGTTATTCGAAGAGCTAATGCTGCCGCAAGTACTGCTGGACCGATCAGTCGTAGGAATTTTTCGAAGTCCGAGCCAGCCATGTCTTTTCGCAAATCAGAAACGACCTTAGCCTGCTGGTTGAAAAATAAAATCGATTTTTTCAGCGCATCGATAAGTTGCTGATCGCCGCCAGGTGGGTAAGCTGGGAATTTACTAATGTCAATCCCTGCTTCTTCGATCATCAACTTTTTTACCACCACTGCCATCGTTCGGTACCATCTGCATTGCGCATCGAATTGTGACTGCATGAGAGCGAGTTCTTTAACAGTCAAAAATGAGCTTGGTACAAATTGGCGGCAGAGAGCAGGGGATTGCCCTGTATTAAGGTTACCGGAAACGTATTCCCTGGCCGCATCCAGTCGCGCAGACTCCATCCATAAAAGGTTACCGCCTATTGTCTGCCTCCCGGTATCAACCGACGTCATGATCCCGAAAAAGGCCATAGAAAGCCAAATGTAGTCAATTTTTTTCCACCAGACAGGGTTAGGTGGGAAATATCGAATCAGCACAAGATGGAAAATGGCTAATAACACAAAAAAGGCGACTACTATTGTCCAGAGGCTCGTAAACCACGGGAGAGTGACGGGTTCGATTGGCATAAGTAAAGTTAGTTATCCAAATGTCAAATTGTAACTACATGCCTGTGTCTTGGGAATTTATTTAATTGCAAGGTTGTCCAGACTCTGCTGAGCGTTACGAAAAACGGTCAGGAATACCGTTGCCGGCCGGTGCGCGATCGACAGCTTACGACACACGACCTCGGGCCGTTCCTGATCGATGTAGCAGTAGCGCAGCATCAGGCGATCGCGGCGTGAAAGGCCGCGCATGGCCAGCTCGATCGCATGCGCATCCTCCTCGTCTAACTTGAGACGGTCGCCGGTCGGCTTCTCGCCGTTGGCCTCGCGTTCAAGGTGATCACAGAACGCACCGGTGGCGCTGACGCCGATGGTGCGGGTGGTGCGGTAGGCGCGAGCCCAGTTCTCGAGCCGTGCGCTGATGTCGCGGCGTTCGGTCAAGGCACCAACTCCCCTGGTTCACCCATACCCACGCCGATGAAGCGTCCAGCCACGCACGCGAGTACCAGCGACAGCAGCAGCCACAGATTGAGCACGATCATGCCGCCTCCCCGAGCAGATCGGCCTGCGGCCGCACCGTGACAATCGCCGTGATGGTCACGACCACGCGCGCTTGGCCATCCGGCTCCATGCGTTCGCTGGTCAGCTTGCGCACCCACTTGTCGTCGTCGATCGCCACGTCCTTGAGCGCGTCGAGCAGCACCTTATTCGCATTGTCGATGTCGATGCAGCGCACGGTGTCGTCCCAGGCGCCGCCTTCCTTGCGCATGCGCTTCTGCCAGTCGAGCGGTCGACCTGGGTACAGCTTCACGTCGACGTGCACGCGGCCGGTGATGGGCGCACGCACGCCCTGATCGCGGCACGCTGCGGCAATCTCGGCGCGGAAGGCCTTGGCTTCCTTGGTGGGCACGATGCTGATGCGGGGCCCCAACTTCACTGGGCGCCAGTAGCGGTTCGCCGACAGCGGATAGGGCAGGGTGAGGGTGATCATGTGTTGCTTCCTTGTCGTTGTTGTTGGCGCTTTCGCGCGCGGAATGGTCTCGGTGGTCAAACCTTGGCTACCTTGCGATCCCTGGGGAACTGATCCCGGCTGATGCGCTGCTGCCTCTGCCTCGCTGCCCACGTCCCCCGCTCGTTGAACAGCACGCAGGGCTGATCGGTCGACAGCACGTCCTTCTCCCATCCCGAGCAGTAGCCGGTGCGTGCAGTTGCCGCTTCTTTCGCGGACGCTGTAGGTGGGAAGCGGTCGCACATGCCGCAGGGATCGTGGGCGTGGCTCATGGGCCCGAACCTTTGCGCATGGCGCGTTCGGCAGCAGTGACCCGGGTTTCCCAGTCGTCGTAGCTTTCGTCCGGTCCTTTCGGGTCGGTGCCCTGGGGTTTGCGGATCGGGATGGCCGGAGGTGGTGCTCTGCGTGCGAGGTTCACTGGCACTGATGCGTTCTGCTCCTCGAGCACGGTTGCGATGGTCTTGGCCAGGTACTTCGGCACGATCTCCTCGGCGCCTTTGGTTTTACGTGCCTTGGCGATGGCGACGTTCAGCACCTCATCCGTGACCTGCGGGTCTTGAGACCAGGCGACCACGAACGGGTTTCCTGAGGTCGTCACGATGTCTTGGGCGAGCAGCAGTTGCGTGACCTGCTCGGCGCGAGTCGGATTCGCAGCTGGGCCAGTGGGTGGTGCAAACGAGGAATCATCGTCTCGGGGTGTTGGCGGGTGAGATGACGATGACTTGTTTTTATTAGTTAACTCTCCCTTCTTCTCTCCCTCTCCCTTACACACCGTGACACCCTGTGACATGTCACACTGACTGTCCGTGACATGTGCGGGTGGCTCTTGTGACAAGTACTGTGTCGCCATGCCGCGCAGCGTCTTGGTAGACACGTTCCAGTCCGGGGTGACACCGTGACGTTTGAGAGCCTCGAACAGCGCCTTTCGGTCCTCTCGTTCACGGGCTTTGCGCTCGGCATCGGCGCTCTTCTTGTGGTTGAACTCCTCGCGACCAGGTAGTGCGGCCAGTGCCTTCTCGGCCACGACAGGGTGGTACCAGCGATCGTCCGAGCACAGGATCCAGCCGCGCATCGCTCCAGCCTTGATGCGCTTCCACTTCGCGGCGTTGCCCGACAAGTGCGCGAGGACGAGGTCTTTATTCGGCAAGCTGGCGGCGGGTACCTGCGTCCAGCTTTTGCACCAGAGGGCAACCGCGGCCTTGAATTCGTCGCCCGTTGCTTCGGCGAACATGTCGGAGTCCAGCAGGCGAATTACATCCAGCGGCATGTAGGGCAGACCGCGCAGGTCGCAGCCGGCGGGCGTGAGCGGCGCCGGTAGTGCACCAGTGTCGAGCGTTGTCATGGCGGTGATGCCTCGCGCTGCTCAGCCGCGCAGCGATCCCACTCTGCCTGCCAGGTCGCGATCGCGTCCGTCGAGTGCCAGTTGAAGTTGTGCCCGTCACGATCCACGCCGCGGCCGAACGCTGCGCGCGCCTTCGCGCGGATCATGTCGAGCGAGATGATTGGTGTGTCCATTATTCGCCGGCCTCATCTACGACCTTTCGCAGCTGCTGGCGCGCCATGTACTCGGCCTGCTGCTTGCGACGGTCTTCTTTGTTCGCGATCGCCTCCTTGTCGATGGCGCGCCAGGTGCGCGCCTGCAGGGCGATCTTGTCTTCCGCCGAATGTTTCGGCTGCGGTTCTGTTTGAGACATGTGCTCCTCGGTTATGTCGGGTGGAATTGCCAGGCGCCGTCGGCTTCAAAGGCGCATGCGCAGCACGCCGGGTGCGCGGTAGTTCGAGCGGCCCGGTAGCAACATGGCCACGTTCTGGCCAGCGCCGGGTCTTCCGACTGGTGACTGGCGTGCCTTAGCATTCCGGTCGTTGAGCCAGCTTCGTGCGAGGTCGCGCAGCTTCTTGCTTTGCGTGACGTCGTCGGCTTGGCATTGCTGGCTGAACTCAACGAACTCGTCGGCGTTCAGTAGCGTCTTTACTACGATGGTTCTTGGGGTTTTCACTGGTTCTCCTGGGTGGGTGGATCGGGTAGGGGTGCTTCTGGAATTCGGGTGGGCACAAGCCCGGGTGTGAAAAAACCGCAGGGTTACTGTGGTTGGGGTGTCGCTGCTTGCTCGATCAGCTCGGGCCAGATGCGTTGCCAGTCATCGGGGAACAATTCCTTTCGTGTCACCAGGCCACCAGTAGCGGCCTCGATGGCTGCGCCGTGGGCGACAGGAACCGGGCGTGTCCCGTCTGCCCATCGGCTGATGTCGGGCGCATGTGCGCCGATCGCGCGCGCCAGTGATGCTTGGCGACCACGCTCCTGAAGAAGGTATTGGGAGAGGTTCATGCCAACAGGTTAGCCTAAGGCTAAACACTAAGCAAGCTTTACGCTCATGTATTTTTTTAGCCTTATGCTATTTAATGCTTCTATGAAAACTATTGATGAGATCAGGCGGGAGAATCTAGCCACGCTGGTTGGGGAGGCCGGATCAATCACCGCGCTCGCGAAGACTCTTGACCGGGATGTGGCTCAGGTCAGCCAGTGGCTGAACGGGTCTATCAATTCCGGCACAGGGAAGCCGCGCGGGATCAGGTCATCGTCATGTCGATTTATTGAGGAGCAATGCGGGAAGCCCTCAGGGTGGATGGAGGTCGAACACGTCGATGCACCGAGTGACAAGTCGTTCGATGTGAACGTGTCTCCATTGATGCTCGCGTCTCGTCCGATCCCAGTCATCTCGTCTGTTCAGGCCGGCGCGCTGCGCGACATGGAGAACCCGTATGAGCCTGGGGATGGGTACGCAATCGAGTACACAGAAGACCAGAAATTGTCGCGATGGGCTTTTTGCCTTGACGTTGAGGGTTTGTCGATGTCACCACGCTTTCAGCCCGGTGATCGTTTGTTCGTGGACCCCGACCGGTCCCCAAGCCCAGGGAATTTTGTTGTTGCCCGCAACGGCAGCAATCAGGCGACGTTTAAAAAATATCGCCCGCGCGGCATGGATGCCAATGGGAACGAAATATTCGAGCTGGTTCCGCTTAATGACGATTTTCCGACGCTGAGAAGTGATCAAGAAAAACTGATTGTTATCGGAGTGGTCACTGAGGTTAAGCAAAGACTTGTCTGAAAATGAAAAAAGCCTATTACTTGCTTTTGGTTTCTATACTTTCTAATCCCGTCCATTCTGCTCCTCTAAGTAAATCTGGATTGGTGACTTTGCTGTGCGATATGACTCGTGTTCCTGATAAAGAGATTCTGAAATTTTCTTTAGCATTCAACGAATCTGAGAAAACTATGCATCTTAATGGCTTACCTGTTGGACATCCCATTTTTACAGCCATACAAATAAGTGGGAAGGACCGTGCAGAGGACGCAACCATTCCTGGAGTCAGCAGAGAATTATCAGTATCACTCGACAGGGTGTCAGGCAAGCTCTCCGTTATGACACTGCCAGTTGCAACTGATGGGGGCGAATTCACCGAGTGGCAGAAAGAAAAAATCACGTCGAGAAAATTCGATCCGATATTTATCGGGCAGTGCGTGCCTACAAAGCCAATGTTTTAAGGCGCTATGGCACGCTTGGATGCCTAGATATTTGTTTGGAAGATGGATGAAAATTAATCGAGAACTGCAATTAAATCTACTTAAATTGCTCAGCGACGCGTACCCGCAATACGTAGTCGCGAATAACATACCAGGCGACAAAGATGAGGTGAATGCGAACTTGCATTATCTGATCGAACATGATCTCGTAAATGGCCCTGTGACCGATTTCATGAGTGGCGAGCGGATAGTCGGCATGGCAATCATCACTGCGGCTGGGATTGATTTCTTGGCTGACGATGGCGGTCTGTCAGCCATTCTTGGCGTGGTAACGGTAAAGCTGCATGAGGAATCGATTCGTCAGCTTCTCGTAGACCGCGTTAGCCGCGCCGACCTGCCGGCGGAACAACGCTCTTCCCTTCTACAAGCAATTCGTAACCTCCCGGCGCGAGCGCTCCAAACAGCGACCGAAAAGTTGCTTGAGAATGGGGCGGATCAGATGCTAGCCGAAGCTCCACGACTTTATACGTGGCTAATCCAGCTCGCAGCTCAGCAAGCCGGGTAAGTCGAACATAGCCAATCGCTTCAGTAGCACCCATCCGCATCCAAATTTCCGACTCGTCGCTGTGAAGCTCCAAGTACAGGTCTAAACAGCCATCGGCGCTGCACATCGCCTTCGCGGCCAGCTGCATGGGGAAATATATTACGGCTCCCCCGCATACAGTAAGACGGTCCATATCCCACCCCTCATCACCCGCCCAGCGCGGGTATTTTTTCGCCCGGACCATTCCGGCGCAGCGACAGAGTACCAAACAATTTAGCCTAAGGCTAAAAATTATTCTTGCTTGCTAGTTAGCCTTAGGCTAAAGTACTTCCATCGCAACCGAGCTTAGCGCCCGCCGAGCCGCCGACTGGAGGAAGACATGTCCCGCACCGCCTCACCCGAAGAACTGCGCAACAAAACGCTGATCGACCTGACCCGTCAGAAGTCGGCCGGCCTGCTGGCCGCCGTGCGCGCCGAACAGCCGCAGGCATCGAAGCTGATCCGCGACTGCCTGTCCGAATACATCACTGACAACCAGGCGTTGTCCGCCCTGATCCTCGAATCGCTTGCCGGCACCAACAGCCTGCAGGGCGTCATCACTGACCTGATCTGGGCCGAAGCCGAGGCAATGGCCCAGCTCGAGCTGGCCGTCACCGAGCGCGAGAACCGCGAGGTGTCGACCGTCGACCGTATCGAACGCTACCTCGACAGCATCGCGGCATGACCTGCGCTCACTGCAACGACACCGGGAGCCTGACGATGCAGCTGTGGGGATATCTGGACTGCCCCCACTGCAGCGCGGCGCAAGAGCGTACTGATGCGGTGATCTGGGCGCAATGCGTCACTCCCGACGTCGACCCGATCGACGCCTGGCTGATCTACCAGCACGGCAAGACCGCAGCAGCACAGAGCACGGCGCGGGGAAGCATGGAGCAGAGCAGTTCCGCGTAAAGGCAAAACCATGCACGGCCGCACCAGCGGCGCCGGAGACGTAACCGGCACAGACAACGAAGCCGGCCGCGCCGGCGCAAACGAGGAGAGCAGGATGAACATCACCTTACCCCGCATCACCACCGGCCCGTACCGCATCGCGCGCCGCTTGGTGCGCAAGGCGGCGAAGCCAGTCGCACTGCATTGGAATGCGTTGCAGCTGGCCAAATCCCGCGACGACGTCGCCTACCTCGCATCGCTGCGCGCGCAGTTCGAGCAGAAAGAACACAACGAGGCGCTGCGCCAGGTGCGCTTGATGCGCAGCCGCAACCAGATCGCGAGCTGGTGATGATCCGCCACTTCAAAGACCAGTACCGCCTGTCCCTGCGCGCCGGCTTCGGCCCGCGCAAGGCAATTACCCGCGCAGTGCGCACCTATTTCAACGGCTTCTAGCCCGAAAGGAATCACCCAATGAATCAAATAGTCGCCAGCCCGGCCAAGAGCCTGAGCACCTTCCTGGACAAGTACAAAGGTCAGATCGCCAACGCGCTGCCGAAGCACATCAGCCCCGATCGCATGGTGCGCCTGACTATGACCGCATTTAGCCAAAACGCGGCCCTTCAAAAGTGCGACCTGCACAGCATCTTCGGTTCGGTTGTCGTCGCCTCGCAGCTGGGCCTGGAGATCGGCGTCGGTGGCCAGGGCTACCTGGTGCCATACGGCGGCAAGGCGACTTTCGTCCCGGGCTGGCAAGGCTTGGTCGACCTGGTGTCGCGCGCCGGCCGCGCTACGGTCTGGACAGGGGCCGTTTACACCGGCGACGAGTTCGATTGGGCGCTGGGTGATGCCCCGTTCATCCGTCACCGCCCGGGCGCTGGCGGCGATAGCTGGAAAGACATTTCACACGTCTATGCGGTCGGCCGCGTCAATGGCAGCCAGTACCCG